TTCCGATCTGAGGGATCCAGTTTAGAATCCTCAGAGGTCGTAAGTGTAATGCGGGTGCGCTCTAAACGAATTGGTTTTCTAGACGGCGAACACTCATACGGTTCAAATCCATGAGTTTCTTAATTACTTTAATTCTTGGTATGTGAGTTCTAAACCTTTGCGCTCTAACTTTGAAACGTCGTTTTGCCTCATCTAAAACGACTAATCTCATTCTCTTCAATGGTAATCCGCACGCTGCTCTCAGCATCACTATTTGTGAGCAATATAACACTACTGCATCCAGTTCTGTTTTAGTCAGCTGATGCGGGTACTTAATATATTTATCAACCATTACTTGCGTAGCTATATCAAGCGACATAGTGAATTCATCGCCTGCGATCCCTTTCTTCAAAAGCTTCAAGGCGTCGAACCTGATTTTCTCACTTGTGATATATTCCGAAAGCTCCTCTGCTACTTTATTCTCAATATTCATCAACGTGAATACCGTCGTTAAATCACTCGCGGTATGATTCGTACCCAGCTTCTCTATTACGTTTAAAATCGTGTTAGCGGTTATAAACCCGCGCATTACTACATCCTTGCGCAAGATAACGTCGATCTTATCAACATAAGACGTACGGATGCGCGAGCTACAGCGTGGTCCAATCTTCATCTTTTGGATATAGAATTGAGGCGATAAATTTTGGTCTGGAAACATGTATGGCGCCTCTATAATATCTTCCTCGAAATATAGATCAAATAGCTTCCCGTAGGACGTCGAAATAACTCCCGGTTCTTCACGCATTGCAACCGTGACTTGATCTTCTAACCATACGTTGATTGACTTTTGGTAGTCTAATTCATATCCAGCAGCTAGTAAAGATCGAGCTTTAGATTCCTTTAGCAACGCACTATGCATCATTGTTCTAGATAAGCGCCCTGGCGAGAAATCTCCTAAGGGTAGATGTTCTACGGCATCCATTATTTCACGGTTGTTCAGAGCAATTTGTACAGCGGGCCGCGCCATTTTAGAAAAGAATGCCATCTTTGTTTCTGATCCAATTGCGCGCTTGTCTGCTTGCGTCTCATTCCATGCAGGAGGGATCTTTCCCTTAATTTTTAAAATAGGAGCCATTATCTCGTCTAGTTTCCCAATACACATCGAATCTAAGAACATCTCCTCCGTCATGACGATATTTATCGCTGCGGGATGCGCACCATAACCATTCCATCCTATCGGCACATAGAGAGCAAGTGGATTTTTCAGCATCACTAACGTAAACCCGTCTTCTTCATTCGAATCGAATTTACGATCTCGATATGTTCCGCCTTCCTTTATAGTGCGTTTCATCTTCCATGCCCCAATAAACGTCGTTTTCAGCATTAAAATCATTTGCGCCAAATCATGGCAAAAACCTCTACTCACTTTTGTTACCATTGTTTGCACCTGTGACCTAACGTACCCTTGCACATCTTCAATATCTTTGCGTCGTTCAGAAGATATAATCATCATTCGATCTTGTGGTACATATACACCTTGTTTCGCGTGCGTTTGTGTCTTTTCTACCGAGTACGGCGTTATCATCGTTTTACTCGGTGCTGCTTCATGTCCACATTTTGCTACCGTATCAAAAATCGTTGTTATCATTTTTTGTACTTTCGTTCTATCCGTAGTATGAAGTTTACAGTAAAATAGCGTATCATCTCCCACGTATTGTTCTGATAGGAAAGTGATATCATGCATGTGCTCTTTTTGCAGCTCACTCTGTATTAAACTGCCGATAGCTTTATTATGCATAGAGTTAGCGATCAATGTTGAATTTTCGCCCGATAAGTGAGTATCGATTAACGCCAAATCACTCCCATCCGTCGCAGATACCAGTGTGTTAAAATTATCGCTAACTTCGATTTTCTTTGCAACATCTATCGTTGTAACAGGCAATACTCCCTTAGGCGTTTTGAAATCTCCCTGTATTCTCTCCGCCTCCGATAAACCTAAGTATCTATCTAATGTAGTTCTAAACACGTGCCTTTTTCCATTCCATAGCGTTTTCGCAACACGTCCTTCGCCATATCCGAAATCGATTATTTGATCCAGGTTGTAGCCTTCATATCTCAAATCTTTATAATATTTCATTGCTTCACGAATACCTTCTAACATACCCCTCCGAAAGTTATAACGAGTTAAATGCGTATCGTACTCACTATAATCGATTGCGATGACGAGTATATCCTTATCACCGCTGTTTCTGAAGCAATCTGCCGCATCGATTACGCGAGATCCTGTTGCCTCGAGATCTCCTACTATTATTTTACCGCCCAATTTCTTATACTCGGGTGAAGTATTTCCACCAACTCGTGCAAAATATTCGTTTAATGGCAATGTAACTATCAATTGCGGAACTAATACCGATAGATTTATCGAGTAAATTGTACGTGTTGCTTTAATTGGAACGTCCCTTGAACCCTTAGTCTGATACAATTCGGTAGTATCGTACTTCTTCTCTAGTTCTGCAGGTGTGAAAACTATATGTCCGCGTGTAAAAATGACAACAGCTTTAATTCTTGAGTTAATTTTAACGAATTCCTTTCTTTTATTGGGGCCAAATCTTTTCTGTATTAATATCTCCGCGGCAAATCCTGAACTCGTATTCCGAGCCAATCTCAGCATAGAGGTGTATAAATCTTCGGGTTTCACTATTTCTTCCCTCTTTTCTCTCGCCTCATTATAAGCTTGAATAAAATTTTCACGCGTTCGTTCTGACACTTCCGCTATTAGATTTCCAGGCGCTGGCTTCATCTGTTTCTCGAAATCTGTACCAACGTTTTTCACCCACGCACGTCCATAACCAGTTATTACCTGTAAGCTCAGCAAAAACGATGCTAACATCAAATTACTCTGCTTGAATGGATAAAAGGGCCGAGTATATACGTTTCGCAACATCGATTGAAACACAGGTAAGCTATAATGATGCATTCCGAGTTCTTGTGAATATAGAATTGCTTCTTCAACCTTTTCCGAATTTGATTTTTGCGATTCGGTATAAAATTTGCACTTAAAAATGTTGACGTAACGATTTGCATTTGTTTGATATTTGTCATAAAAGACGTCTTTCGAATTACGATCGTCGCCTGCACCTGACGTCAATACTGTAACTTGGTCAGCGCCCACCCCCCATAATTTAACAAACCATGAATATGGCGATCTTAACATATTATTAATTTTCTTCGGGTGAGGTAAACATATAATAAACAATTCGCGCAGCAACGCTATCGGGTCAATTTTTTCATCCCCAAACTCTAAGTTGTGTATCCCCTCCTCCTTCATGCGCATTATAATGTTATGTTCTAATATTGATTCCATACAACACATTTCGAACAACAGCGGCGTTGAGTATGATACGTTAAACCTTTCTAAGTTTGATAAATCTCGAAAACCCTGATGGAAAGGCTCACCATAGCGCTTGACGAACGATGACATAACTTTCACCCCTAAACTCTGGTGGTTAACTTCTGAATCCAGTTCAATTAGGAATGCGGCCCAAACTTTGATTGGTATGTCTCCATATATTTGCATTTCATTCTTCGCTCTTTGTTCAATAAATTGCGTCAACCCAGCATGTTCGCCTTGCACCTTATAATTTCGCAGGAACTCTTCCTCCGGATCCAATTCTTCCTGGCGCAGCACTGAATTCATGTATACCTGTAAAACACTATCATCTTTATAATCAATATTAAAGATTTCTTCCCAAGTTGAATCATGTAAAACAGGCAATCCAAACAGTCGTTCCTTCCTCATTTTAATGTTGTGCTCTATCTCCTCCGCTTTTCTCTTGTATATCACTCCGTGTTTTTCTCTTATGCGCCTGATATGTTCTGAAAATTTATAAAACTCTGTGATACCATTATCTAACTCAAATGTTATTCCTTGATATATTCTTTCAACCACTCGTTTAATGAGCTGTGCACCTTGCACGGTAATTGCGACCATTGCATTTTAACGACCTCTGAGGATTCTAAACTGGATCCCTCAGATCGGA